TCACTCCAGGTTCACCAGCACCGGACCCGGCGCATACACCTTGCGCTCCCAGCGGTCCTTGCAGTATCCGGCGCAGGACTTCAGTTGCACTGGCAACCACTGCAGGTTTGAAACCGCGTCGCAGCCACCGACCCCGAGCGGGATGGTGTGGTCAATGGCCCAGCCCACGCACGCGCCCGTGCTCTTGCCCGTGGCCGGACACGGGTGGATGCGCCTGAAGGCTGCCAGGACGGCGCTGCTGCGGTGGATCGAGCCATCGGCATCCCGCCGGGGCTCGCCGCAGATCCGGGTCTCCTGCAGCGGGTCCACCGGCGGCGCCAGCGGCTGCAGGTACTGCCCGAAGGCCGGCGCGCACGCCAGCAGCAAGAGCGCAACAGCACGCATCGTCAGCACTCCTTGAACACGCCGCCGGTGAGCCAGCCGTGCCAGCAGCCGACATGGTTGATGCTGGGCGTGAGGGTCGGCGCACGCATGTCGCCATCCCACTGCCAGGACTGCGGGCTGCCCTCGACCACCGGGCGCAGCGCGATGGCCGTGAGGCTCTTGCACTTTCCCGGGCACACGAACCAGAAGCGCAGCTGGCCGGACGGCTCCCGCGCGACATCGAACTGGCCGCGCTCGATGAGCCGCAGCGCCTCGTCGTCGTCGCCGAACAGGAGCCCGGACAGCCCCGGCGTGTGCCGGGCCGCGACTTCCGCGCTCAAAGCGTCAACCCCGACTTGGCGCCCATCCAGGTGCGCAGTGCCGCGCGCTGATCCGCATCCATGGCCGGGCGCGCGAGAACGCCATAGAAGCGGCCGGTCACGGCGAACGTACTGAAGTACATGCCCCAGCCGAAGGCGGACCACGCCTGGATCGTCAGGTTGCGCGCCTCAAAGACGTGCGCGGCACCCACCGACAGCGCCGAATCCAGATCGCCGCGCGTGGCGGCAACGGAAACGCCATCCACAAGGTAGACAGGGTCGCCAGAGCCGTCGCTGGGCACGCCGGAACTGCCGGACTGCGCCACGCCGAAATACTGGCTGCCGCCCACATCGCCGTAGGCCAGCACGATCTGGTCGGCATCGTCGCGCCGCACAGCCATGAAGCACTCCCAGCCGGTGCCCAGCGCCATCGCGCCCGTCATGCCGCCATTGGTGCTGCCGTCAGTCTGGATGTAGTAGCGCCCGCCAGCGTCCTGCGCCAGCACGCCGATGGCGTCCGACCCGGACTGCGGCAACAGGTGGTTGGCGTTGCCGCTCTTGTCGGCAATGCGGCGCACCGTCTGCCCCACCGTCGTCACCGGCGTGGTGCCGGCGCTGTCCTGCGACAGCGTGCTCAGGTCCGAAGGGTCGTGCCACAGCCCCGCCCCGCTGGCCGCGAACAGGGGTGCCGGGGTCCAAGGCGGCGGGCCCGACGCGCCGCGCCGCGCCAGCGCCAGCGCCGGCATGGAATAGCTCAGGCCGATGCGCATGGCTTACACCATGCCTTCCAGGCCCATGGAGGAAGTAGTGCCGGTGCTCAGCACGCGGGAGACGCGCACCGCCCGGGTCTCGCCGGCCAGGAACTGCAGGCTGCGCTGCTGGCCGCTGAGCATGATGCACACCGCCGTGCCGGCGCTCTGCGCGCGGATGGCGCGCGTGACCGACGCGAGGTCGTTGGTGTCGTGGGGCGTGATCGGAAACACGTCCTCGGCCGGGCTTTCCAGGCCGGCGCTGGTGGTGGTGAACTTGTCGGTTGCCATGTCGAATCCTTCAGTGCTTCAAAGGGGGGACGGGGTCGCCCACGCCGGGCTGGATCTCGTTTTCGCAGTGGTTCTTGTCGAACACGTCGAGCAGCCGGCACAGCACGCAGGCCCAGCGCCGGCCCTCGCGCTGCGCCTTGCCGGCGCGGCTGGAGATGGTTTCGCCGAGCCAGCCATTGGCCGCGACGTTGCCCAGGAGGTCATAGGCCACGGCGAGGTTCCAGGCCTTGGCCGGGTTGCTGAACACCGACCACAGCATTCGCCAGCCCGCCACCCAGGCGGCGAGCTGGCACAGCAGCCAGATGCCCAGCAGGGCCGCGCGCTTCTTCAGGTTTTCGCTCATGGGCTACCCCTTGCCGCGAATGCGCTCAGCCGTTCGGTAGGCCCCCAGGCCCAACATGCCGAACAGCAATGTCATCAACGTATCCATCTCCAGACCGGGCGGCATGTCCCACTTCCAGAGATTCATCGCCAGCCAGCCCAGGATTGGGCGAGCCAGCACTTGGTAAGCGAAACCAGCGGCGCATGCCCATCCGACCGCTGGCCTCCACCCGCCACGAAAAAGATCCGTTGCGGCCTCCACCTTGTTCACATCGAGCTGCCCCAGCGCCATGCGAACCTCGGCATCGAGTGCCGCCGTGTCGCCCTTCTGCGCCAGCTCCAGCAACTTGAACTTGGCCTCAACGACTGCGGTTTGATCGGGCAGGATCTTGTCCAGGACCGTGCCCACCAGGGAGATAAGTGCGAGGCTCATAGGTCAGTCCCAGCTTGTCGGCCAGTCGGGGATCGGCACGGTCTGTCCGGCGAGGTCGTGCGTGCTGTCCTCCAGGAAGCGGATCTGGCCGTCTGTCACGAAGGAGTGGCAGCGCTGGCACACAAAGGCCGAAGGATCGTCCGGGTGGTCGCGGTTCCAGGTGCACCAGCACTTCTCGCGCGGCTCGTTGTAGGCGTAGTGCCCTTGCCGCACGAGGATGCTGGGCGTGAACGTGGGGCGCTCGGCGTCGCCGTTCCACCCCCAGATGCCGCCCTCGCCCACGCTCAGCTCATGCGTGGACCTGCAGCCAGGGCAGAGAAAAGAAAGCCGGCCATCGGGCCGGCGTCGCAGGATCTTGGACAGCGCCTCCATGGGCTACTCCCAGCGCGACCTGGGCCAGTCCGGGATCGGAACGGTTTGGCCAGCAAGGTCGTGACTGCAGTCGCCAAGGAACTCCATCTGCCCGTTGCGCACGAACGAATGGCAGGTGTAGTGCCGGTCATACGGCAGCTCGGCTTCCGTCATCCAGCGGCCATGCTTGGCCTTGAAGTCGGCGTTCTTCTTCTCGGCCTCGTGGCTCAGCGAGGACCAGCGCACCAGCACGCTGGGCGAGAAGCTGGGCATCTCGGCGTCACCGTTCCACTCCCAGGCCTGATGGCCCTCGGTGATGACTTGGTGCGCCATGGAGCAGCCAGGGCACCACCAGCTGAGCCGGCCGCCCACGCCGTTGCGCAGGATCTTGGAAAGCATTCCCATGTCTCAGAACTCCCGCGCAATCAAGCGCTTGTTCGTGATCAGGCGACGAATCCAGCCCTTGCCGAACGCCGGCCAAGCGCTGTCTCCCGCCATCAGCTCCTCGCGCTCGGCGTCGAGCAGGACGAACAGCGCAAGCGGGTGCTTGGCTGCCATGGCCGCCCTGGTGATCGGGCCGATGACGCCATCAGCAACCACGCCAGCGGCGCGCTGCAGCGCCTTGGCTGCGGCGTCGGGGCCGCTGTTCACGGCGAAGTCGAACAGCGGGAATCGCAACAGCTCGGGCACCTGCTCGCAGCCGGCCGCGCGCCAGAAGTCGTCGAGGTAAATCTCCTTGGCCCGCTGCAGCGTCATGCCCGGGATGTCCTCGTGCGGGTAGCTCCTGGCACTGATGCCGTAGTTGGTGCCCACGAGGCGGCCATCGGGCGTGTAGTTGCCGCGATCCTTGGGGTTGCACTGGAATCCCTTCTCGTGGCCGATCACGAGATCGAAGCAGGCATCGAAGTCCACGCTCAAGCCCCAGCCAACCGGTTGGCCGCGCCCAGCACATCCTGCGAGAACAGCGACATCCACGCGTGCAGCGTGTCGAACTCGGCCGGGACCATGTCGCGCCAGCCATGGGCCGACTCGCGGATCTGCTTGGTGCCCATGGTGGGGGCGTAGTCGATCTCGGCGACATCCTCGCCGACCACGGGCGGGCGGAACGGCAGCACCACCTCGATGCCGCTGTGACGCAGGAACGTGACCTTCCCGTCCCAGCGAAGCCGGGTCGGAATGACAGGAATGCTGTGCATGGCTACATCTCCTTCTTGCTCACCAGGAACGGGATCTCGTAGCCGAGGCGAATCGGCCACAACCTGTGGATCGGGTTGCACGCGTAACTCAACGAGTTGCCGTACAGCGCCGGGCCTGTCGCCGCGTCGTCGGGCATCTGCACCAGGATGCGGTTGGACTCCTTGTTGGAGGCATCCAGTGCCGAGATGGCGTGCGCGTCGAGCGCCACCTGCGGCAGGTAGAAGCGGAAGCCGCGCCCATCGACGATGTAGCGGGTGATGGTCAGGTCGCACTGCCGCGTGGCGTCGCGCGCCACGGACAGCGTGATGCGCAGCGGCCCGCCCGGGACCACCGGCCGCTCCACGGCATAGCCGACGAGCTGGAACGGCGGGGCACGGTCGAAGGCCCACACGATGATCTGCCCGAGGCACACCACCAGCATGGCGGTGGCAAACCAGCGCAGGCGATAGAGCACATCCGTAGTTCGTCCCATCCTCAACCCTTTCCAAGCGAACGGACGATCTTGGCCAGGGTGTCCCAGCCGATCGTGACGCCGCCCACGACGGCGGCAATCCACACGGCCCAGGTGCGCGCCGTGGACCACAGCCACGTCACGCGCCTGTCCCGCTCCAGCAGCTCGCGCACGGCGGCGATTTCGTCGGCCGAGAGTTCCGGCTTCGGGGTATTTCGACTCGGCATGGCGCCTCCAGCTGCTCAAGCCCCGCATCGAGCCGGGCGGGTGTCGCTACGCTTCTTCCTCGACCTCCTGGCCCGGAGGCTTGGGCCAGCGGAAGTTGTCCGGGAAGCCGGGCAGTTGCGTGATGTCGCGCAGCGCCTGCCGGTATTCCAGCCACGCCGCATAACGCTGCGCGCCCAGGCGCTGCGGCGCGGAGGCGTTGTCGTAGTGGTCCGTCGAGGCCAGCAGCGCGTTGCGCGAGGCACGGGCGCGCGCGATGCGCTGCTCGATCGGCCACGGAATCAGCTCGACGCCGCCGCCCTCCTTCGGCTGGAAGTTCGCGCCGAGCTTGGCGTTCTCGACATCCTCGGCAAGGCATTCGCGCCAGTCTTCGTCGGCATCCGCAGTCGGGTGCGGCTCCACAGCGAAGGCGTACCCAATGACCGCGCCGTTGCGAAAACGCAGGAAGTGCTTTCGTTCGTCCATGGAAGTTCCTTCTGGGCCTCTTGTTTCTGCTTCTTGTTGCGACATCAACTACCGCCGCCGCCGCTGAAGTCAGGGACGGAGTAGGTGTAGAGAAGGCGCACGCGACCACCCAAGTCCTGAAGCGATGCACCAGTGACGATGTTGGCGTTGACGGAAAACCCGCTATGGCTGCCGCCAACGGTGCCGACCACGTCGCACACGTTGAAGAAGTTGTCGATCACCCACTGCGCCGGCATGAAGCCCATGTCGTTGGTGAACTGGCTCAGCGCGGTGGGCCGTCCGCCGACGCTGGACCAGGAGACGGACTGCGCGAAGTTGGCGACGGTGGCGGTGTTGGCGGTGTTGACGCTGAAGTTCGGCGGGCTCCAAACGTACCAGTTCACGCCGTCGTTGGAGCCGAGCACCCAGGCAGGCTGACCGCCCTGGCCGTTGTAGAAGACATTGAAGTCGCCGCCGTCCGCCCGGCGCGGGAACGAGCGCCCGGCGGCGGTGATGTAGCCGACGTTGTTGGCGAATTCGGAAAGCGTGGTGGGCCGATTGACGACGTTGGACCACGCAACACCGCCGGCCATGCCGACGACGTTGATGTTCCAGGTGCCAGCCGCCCCGACGCCATCCAGCCGCGCCGGCTGGTAGCCCAGCGCGTTCACCACCTGCGCCCCACTCACGGCAGTGACCGTGTTGGCGTTGCCGGCGATGTTGATGTTCCAGGTGCCGCTGGCGCCGGTGCCGTTGGGCTTCACGGGCTCATAGCCCAGCGCGGTCGTGACGTGGGTGGAGGTCAGACCGGTGAGCGAGGGCAGCACGCTGATGGCCCAGGCCGAGAACGTGCCCGAACCCGTGATGCTGGTGATGTAGATGATCAGCGTCGTGCCGCTGTAGGACGTGACCATGCCCGACATGTAGGTGCTGGGTCCGGCCCATAACTGGAGCTGCATCCCGGCATTCCAGTTCTTGCCGGCATCCACGGTCAGGGTCTTTTCGCCGAAGGACAGCGACAGGCTGCTCACGCTGAAGCCCGTGTAGGTGGGGCTGTTCACGCTGGCCGCCGCGTTGGCCGACGCCTGCTGCGCCTGCGTCATCGCGGCATACGTGCTGGCCTCCAGCTGCATCATCTGGCTGGAGACCGTGTTGATCTCGACACCCAGGTTCGGCATGGCGCCGAGGAAGGCGTTGGCTTCGCTGACGAAGGTGGCCGGACGATCGCGGCTGGGCGCGGTAGGCAGCGGGGTGATCGGCATGATGGTCGTGAGCCCGGGAGGGATGATCGGGGGAGGGATCGGCGGCGGCGGCGGGGGCGGCGGCGGCGGCGGGGGAGGAGGTGGCGGGGGAGGAGGCGGCGGCGGCGCGCCCGGCGGGGGCGGGGGCGGCGGTGGAGGAGGAGGCGGCGGCGGGGGCGGCAGCAACAGGTCGCCGCCTACCTCCTGTGCGCCAACGTCGTTGATTCCGCTCATGTGCTGTCCATGTCGGTTCGCCCGCAGGCGGAAACGGAAAAGCCGCCCGAAGGCGGCTTGCTATTGGTTGCGAGATCGACTAGATCAGGCCTTCAAGGTCCAGCGTGAGGAACGAGTAGTCCACGTACTCCACGCTCACCTCCGCGCGCTTGGCCAGTCCGTACACGCGCAGCCAGTCCAGCCGCCCGTCGCCGATGTAGAGCACCGGGCGGGCGCGGACCTTGGCCAGTTCGTCCAGCAGCTCGTCCACCGAGGAGGTGGGCACCTTGACCTGCAGCGACGCGAGCTTCTTGAACGGGCGCTCCACCAGGGTGGTGACGCCGAAGTCGTTCGTGGCCTTGCGGCTGAAGTCCTGGAACGACAGGCTGGGCCGCGCCAGGGTCTCGCCCAGCGGGTACATGGTGCCCATGAGCAGCACGCCGCACTGCACGTTGCTCTCGTGCGTGAGGGTGACCGTGAGCACGCCGTTCTCGTACATCGGGATGTCTTCCACCACCGCCGACTTCTTGCGCCCCACCGGGGCGAAGAAGTACATGTACCAGTCCGTGATGTCCTTGCCACCGGCCTCGAAAGTGACGTGCCGGCTGTAGACCAGGGTGCTGCCGGACACCAGCGAGATGCTGGCGTTGGCGGCCTGGGTCTCCAGGAAGGCCAGGGCGTCGATGTACCCCGGCTGGAACACCATGGTGAGTGTCTGACCGGTGGAGGTGACGGTGCCCACGGCGTTGTCGAACGCCGCCCAGCGGTTGGTCGGGGCGGTGTCGGTCCACTTGTCCGCCGAGGCCGGCGCGCCGGGCGTGTTGCCCAGGTTGCCGTCCGCAGCGGACTTGTAGAGCCGGTGCCCGTACATCACCACGGCCCCGGCGGCGTAGGTCGTCGCCGGGTTGTAGGCGGCTGCGTCCGCTTCCACCACCGTGCTGCTCTGCAGCACGGCATCGGTCACGGCGATGGGGCGCAGGAGCTTCATGCGTAGTCCTTGATGGTGATGGCATCGCCATCCGGGCTGACGGTTTCCAGCACGCGCGCGGCACGGCCGGTGTTGTCGGCGATACGGGCATGGCCCACGCGCTGGTCCTCGCGCAGCTGGCGCAGCTCCGCGACGATCGCGCGCAGCTCCTCGACCGTGACGCCGCCGGAAAGCAGCCGCGCCGTGGTCTCGGCGTCGAAGATGTGGCTCTGCCCGGTGACCTCCAGCTCGGGCCCCTGCTCGCCCACGATGCGCGCGCCGCCGGGGTGGTCGCCGCCGGCAGCGAACTGCGGCACCTCCACACCCAGGCCCTGCAGCAGCCTCATCGTCTGCTCCAGGCTCGCAGCGGTGGCCGCCTGGATGGTGGCCAGCTCCTGCGCGGTGCCGGCGCTGTCGTTGGCCGCGTCCAGCAGGGCGCGGGACAGATCAGGCAGCAGCTTGGCCGCCTCCTGATCGCCCGCGCGCGCCTGCGCGGTCGTGGTCGCGAACTGCGCCTGCAGCTGCACGTAGCTGCGCGCGTCCTCGGCATCGTTGAGGCTGCGGATGCGCCGGATCTCGCTGGCGATGGTGTCGCCCACGGCCTTCCAGGCATCGCGCAGCTTCTGCAGCTCCTCGGCCTGCTTCGCCGCGTCCTCCAGCAGCCAGATTTGCGTCTGCAAGGCGCGGTTGGCGGGGTCCAGGGCCGCCAGCTCGCGCGCGCGCAGCGCTGCCGTGTCGCCCTGGGCCTCCAGCAGCTGCTGCTCCAGCCCGGCGCGCTCCTGGGCGACCTTCTGCGCGTCGGTGAGCTGGTAGATCAGCGTCTGCAACGCGCGGTTGACCGGGTCCAGCGCCGCCAGCTCGCGCTGGCGCAGCTCGGCGGTGTTGCCCGTGAGCTGCAGGTACTGCTGTTCCAGGCCGGCGCGCTGCTGCGCCACCTTGGCCGTGTCCTCCATCAACCAGACCTGCTGCTGCAGGGCGCGGTTGGCGGGGTCCAGGGCCGCCAGCTCGCGCGCGCGCAGGGCCGCCGTGTTGCCCTGCGCCTGCAACAGCTGCTGCTCCAGCCCGGCGCGCTCCTGGGCGACCTTCTGCTCGTCCTGCAGCCTCCAGATGCGCTGCTGCAGATCCCGGTTGCCCGGCTGCAGCGCCGCCAGCTCGCGCTCGCGCAGCGCCACGGTGTTGCCCTGAAGCTGCAGCAGCTGCTGCTCCAGGCCCAGCCGCTCCTGGTTGAACGCGTTGGTCTGGGCGTCGGCCGCGTCCTGGATCTGCCTCCAGGCCGGCGCCAGCTGAACCAGCGCCGAGTACAGGTTGCGGCCCGACTGCGTGTAGAGGTTCTGCTGCTCGACCAGATCCTTGTACTGCTGCGCGGTGGCCGGGACACCCAGCCCCATCGCGGCAAACGCGTCCTTCAGGTTGCGCCGGCCCACCTCCAGTTTCTGGGCGTCCGAGTAGATCGAGTCGTAGTAGCCCTGGATGGCGGTGCCGAACTTGTCCAGGCCGCCGAAGGCGTCGGCGATCAGCTGCGCCACGTTGGCGCTGCCGATGCTGGCGTCCAGCAGCGTCACCCCCAGCGCGCGGAACGCGTCGTTGACCGTGGTCAGCGTCGTGGCCAGCCGCGCCAGGGTCTGACCAGCGGTCTCGCCCAGCAGCGCATACGGGCTGTTGGGCCCGATCAGCTTCTCGGCCAGCGCCTCGTTGGCCTTGTCCAGCTCGGCCGTCAGCAGCTCGGTGAGGCGCTTCTGCGCCTCCTCGGGCTTGAGGCCGCGCAGCTCCCAGGTGCTGATCCTGATCTGCGTGGTCACGCTCTTGAGCACGTCCACCGGCAGCCCCAGCGCGTCGCCATACGCCTTGGTCTGCGCGTGCAGCGACTTGATCGCCACGTCCAGGCCGTTGTCGATGTTGGCTTCCAGCGGCGAGCGGTCGGTCTTGTCGGACCTGAACCAGCCCCCCTTGAAGAACTGGAAGCTGTTGCCGCTGAAACCTTCGGAGCTGAACGTGCCCTCCAGGCCCACGTCCGCGAGCTTGCGCCCGAAGACGCGGTTCACGATGCCGCCGATGATGCCGCCCACCAGCGCGCCAATGGCCGTGCCGATGACCGGGAAGATCGAGCCGATGACCGCGCCGGCCGCCGTGCCGGTGTTCACGGCAGAGTTGCCGCTGGCGCCGCCCCACGCGGAGTACCCCCCGCTGATCATCTGGCCCAGCGCGCGGCCCGCATACGCCGCCATGAAGGTGGAGGCGGCGGAAGCGAACTGCGCCCCCACGCCCTCGGCGCCGCCGGCACTGGTGATGCCGACGTTCATGCCGTTGCCGAACTGCTGGATGACCGTGGAGCCGAGCTTGGTGCCGAACTCGTTGACCCAGATACCGATGTCGCCCATGAGTGACGTGGAGCCCGTGCCGAACACGTAGCGCACGCCGCCCATCGCCGAGCGGATCATGTTGGCCGCCGTGGACAGGCTGCTCACGGTGTTGAACGACACGCCGCTGCTCTGGCCCACCTGACCCGTGCCATCCGCGCTGACGTTGCTCGCCGAGGGCGCGAACGCCCCCGCGATCGACCCCATGACCGGCTGCACGATCGCCTGCACGATCGGCTTGAGGACCATGGTGCGGAACAGGTCGCGGATGTACTCGGAAGCGGACTTGCCGCCTTCCATCAGGCTGTTGGCCAGGGCCTGACCGATCTGGTCGGAGGTCTTGGCCCACTCGTCCAGGTACACCTTCTGCGAGGCCGCGACCATGGACTGATCGGCGGCGGCGCGCAGCCGGGCACGCTCGGCCTCGCGCTGCTCCTCGCTGTCGAAGGCGAGGCTCTTGTCGATCTCGCGCAGCCGCTTCTTGAGGTCGATCTGGATCTTGTACTGCTCGATCGCGATCTTGCGCGCGGTCTCGGACTGGCCCATGTAGGCCAGCTCGACCTGCGCCGCGCCGTTGGCCTCCTCGATGCTGCGCACGTACTCGTCGATGGACAGGCGCAGCCGCGTGCGCTCGGCGAAGTCCTTCGCCTCCTGCTCGCCGATCTCCTTCTGCGTCTCAAGCTGCTGCTTGTAAAGCTCGACGTTGCGCTTGATCTCGGCTTCGGTTTCCTTCTTGATGCCGGGCTGCTGCTTGAGCAGCGTGGCCTGACGCTCGACCAGCTGGTCCAGGCTGATCTTGCCGGCTTTGTAGATCGTGGTCAGCCGGTCCCAATCCTCGGTGAAGGTGGTGGTCAGCCCGGCCAGCTCCAGGATCAGCTTCTTCTGGTCCTCCAGCTCCTTGGCGGCGGCGCGCGCGGCCTTCTTCGCCGCGCTGTCCTCGCTCTTGTTGGAGTAGTCGTCCTTGAGCTTGGCGATCTTGGCGTCGATCTGCCACTGCTCCTCGCCCAGGCGCAGGCCTTCGGCCTTGACCGCGTTGATCTTCTCCTGCAGCTGCTTCTCGCGCTCGACCTTGGGGATGTACTTGCCCGAGAGCTTGTCGATGTCCTCCTGCCACTTGATGTGGTCCTTGGTCATCTGGGCGCGCTCGGCCTCGGCCTCGGCGCCGCGCTTTTGCAGCCGCTCGATCTCGGAGAGGCTGTAAATCTCCTCGCGCAGCCGCTTGATGCCCTCCTCGTGCGCGCGCACGACCTGGGGCATCTGGTTGGTGGGGCCCGTCTCGACCTTGGTCTGCAGCTCGCGGCGCGCCTCGTCCAGCCGGCTGGCGAAGTTGGTCTCGCGACCCACGCCCAGCATGGCGTCCCAGGCGCCCTTGGCTGCACCGGTGACCAGCTTCCACGCCTTCTCGATGTAGCCCAGGTTCTCGGTCAGCTCGCCGGTGCGCTTGCGCATCGCATCGGCGTAGGTCTGCTGCGCCAGGGAAGCGGCTTCCGCCGTGCGGCCCTGCTCCTCCAGCGCCTTGATCTGGTCGTAGATTTCGCGCGTGAGGTAGTTCGTGGCCTCGTTGAGCTTGACCGACGCCTTCACCGGCTCGTTGCCCAGGTCGGCGAACTGCTTGGCCGTCTCCTTGACGGCCTGACCCACGGTGCGCTCCATGTCGAGCGCCACCTGCGTGAACTGCTGCAGGTTGCCGCTGGAGACCTTGCCGCTCTTGGCCATCTCGTTGAGCGCAGCGGCGGCGGCGTGCTGCGTCTGACCGAGCCGCGTCATGGCCGACGCCATGCCCTGGAGCTGCTGCACGCTCGTGCCGGCGGCGTTGCCGGTCATCACCAGGGTCTGCTGGAACTCGTCGGCCTCCTTGGCGCCCTGGAAGTACGCCGTCGTGAGCAGGGCCACGGCGCCTGCCACCAGAACCCAGGGCTTGATCAGGTTGGTCAGGAAGTCGGCAAGCCCCTTCAGGGCCTCCTTCACGCCGCCGAAAATGTCGATCAGCTGACCACCCTGTTGCACCAAGATGGTCAGCGGGTTGGCCCCCATCTCCAGCTGCGTGATCACGTCCGTGACCTGCGGCCCCACCAGCGCCAAGCGCCGCGCCATCAGGCCCGCCGAGGCGCCGGCATCATCGAAGCCCTTCTCCAGCGTGCGCAGCCGGTCGATGAGCGGCTTGGCCTGCTCCGACACGCCCAGCATCGCGGCCTTCTGCTCCAGCAGCTCGGCCGGCGACATGGTGTGCTGGCTGATGCGGCTGTTGAGGCTGTCCAGGAAGGACTGGCCCTGCGCCATCTGGCGCTGGGTCGCCTCCAGCTTCTGCAGCTCATCCTCGTACTGGCGGATGTACTCGCTGTCCTTGACCAGCTGGCGCGCGGCTTGGTGCTGCTTCTCGAACGCCTCGGTGGCCGCCAGCTCCTTGGCCGCGCGATCCGCTTCCTCCAGGGCCTGCTGCCACGCGCGGACGTATTCGCTGTCCTTGGCCAGCTTCGCCGCCTCGGCATGCTGCTTGGCGAAGTCCTCGGCGTCCCTGGCATCCTGCTTGGCCGCGATGCCCGCAGCCTTGTTCTGCGCGTCGAAGGACTCGTTGAGCGCATCGCGCTCCTTGAGCGCCCTGTTCCAGCGCTCGGCCACCTCGGCAGCCTGCTGCATCGCCTGCGTTTCGCGCACGATCGCCGCCGCCTCCTCGGCCGCCTTGTCGAAGGCGGCGGTGGCGTTGAGCTGTTCGCGCAGGATCTTCACCCGCTCCAGCTCGGCGATGTAGGGCTTGAGGAAGTCGGTGTTGGCGCCCCGGAAGTCGGCCTTGGTCAGCGCCTTGGACAGCTCCTCGCTCACGCGCGCGCCGGCCATCTCGCCGGTGCGCGTGGCAACGATCAGCGACTCGATCTCGCGCGCGGCGCGCTTGGTCGCGGTGCTGATCTTCTCGGCGGCCTCGTCGCCGCTCTTGCCGATCTCGGCGAAGCCCTCGGCGGCGAGCTTCGCGGAGGACTTGCCGGCAATGCCCAGCTCGGCGAGCTTCTGCTTCCCCTTCTCGACCCCGGTCTCGATGCCACCGACATCCATGCCGGCCACGATCTGGGTGTGCAGCTCATTCGTGGCCTTGCTGGACGTTGCCATGGTCACTCCTCTTTGTCGGGGGGTCGCATCTCATCCAGCGCGGCGGACTCCATCACGCGGATGAGATGAAAGGTCTCTTGCCAGTCGGGGCCGGTGAGCCCCGCTTCGTCCATGAGTCGGAACAGCACGGCGTAGTCGAGCCCCGTGGGGCCCGCCATGCCGACGCGCCATTGCGTGCCCAGGCAGCTGAACAGCTCGCAGATGGGCCAGTTCTCGGGCCACACCTCCACGGGCGGGCCCATCACGAGGTCCGGGGTCAGGCCCCAGACCTTCAGCTCTTTCTCGGAGGGCGGCTGCTTGTAGAGCCGGCGAGCCGCCGCCTTCAGTTTCCCAGGCGGGCCTGGGTCAGCTCGGAGAAATACTTGCTCAGCACCGCGCGCGGGCTGCCGAGGTACAGCTCCGTCATCTGCTTGACGTGCTCCTCGTCGAAGGGCTCCTCCAGATCCCAGCCGCAGGCGCAGGCCAGGATCGCCTCCACGTCCTCCATCTTCTTGATGGACTCCACGAACGGGTCGAATTCGGTCTTGGTGCGGGCCTTGAAGGTGAACTCCACCGGCACGCCGGCAGCGTTGCCGGGCACGGGGACGTTGACGATCGCCTTGAAGGTGGGCTTGGCGGACAGGGAGAGCTTGGGCTTGGCCATGGCTTTCTTTCGTTGAGTCGGAAACTGAAATGAAAAAAGCCCGCTCGGCAGCTAACCGAGCGGGCACGAACGCCGGCCTCAAGGGCCGGCGGCTCCCCAGTGATCAGGAGGCGTAGCGGGTGAAGTTGCCCAGGATCGAGATCGACGCCTGGACGGTGTTGGCGTTGCCCTTCCTCAACAACGGCATGTCGTTGAAGCTGACGTGGCCGTAGAAGTAGGCCGGGCCGCTTCCGGCCATGATGATCTTGAACATGCGCTTGGCCGTGGTGCGGCTGGCGGTCTTCAGGGCGATCTGACCGGCCAGCGCCGGGTCGTCGGCCAGCGTGACCGAACAGGTCATCGCGTTGAAGCCAGCCGGCAGGCTGATGTCGCGGCGACGGCTGAGCAGCGCCACGGTGGCGAACTTGGGGTCGCCACCGTTCATGCTGATGTCGGTGATCTGCTGGATCTCGGTCCAGCCCGTGACGGCCTGGATGGTGCCGGTGCCCGTGCCGGCCGGGAACCACGTCGTGTCGGACGTGTCCAGGCCCTCGGCGTTGAGCGTGTTGGTGGCCACCGACGCCGCACGGAACGGCGTGTCGTTGGCTTCTTCCCAGCCGCTGGAGAACAGGAACTCGGCGCCGTTGCTCAGGCCGTGGGCCGTGGCGGTGAGCTGGGCGGGGTTGGCGTTGGACGCGGCCGAGACCGTGATCGCCGAGCCGAAGCCGTTGGAGATCAGAACCTTGGAGCCGTCAGGCAGACTGAACGAAATGATAGTTCCCTTCGGGCCGTTGTACGGCCCATCGTTTTCGCCCGTTCGGGCACAAAAAAACCGCCTGGGCGGCGGTTGGTTCGATGCCCTTGCGGGCGCAAATGAAAAAGCCCGCGCTGGGCGGGCTTGTTTCTGTTGCTGGTTGAGGAGGCTACTTCTTCTTCCAGCAGCTGAAGTCCTGCTGGGTGCCGTAGCGCTCCAGATCCTCGTCGTTGAGCGTGATGAACTCGCCCCAGGGGCGGGCGGTCATGTCGGGGCACTGGCGCAGCGCGGAGGCGATCTGCTGGATCAGCAGCGACGCCTCCTCGGCGGTGTCGGCCCAGACGTTGAGCTGGATGAGCGCGTTGCGCTGGCTCGGCTCGGCGCCGTCCAGGAACTCGACCGTCTTGCCGCCGATCTGGTTGAAGTAGCCGTAGGGACGGGGTGTGTCCAGCGGCGCGGTGCCGGGGAAGAACCGGTCCTGCAGGATCGGCCCCACCAGGGCGTTGAGGGTCTGCTCGATCATGGTTGGAGTACCTTGGCCATCAGCTCCTGGAAGCGCAGGAGCCCGGCGGCTTGCGCCGCCTGATCCACCTCGATGTAGGAGCGGCGGATGTAGCTGCGCGGCGCGATGTCCCTGGGGGTCTTGCGCACCGTGCTGATCCAGCGCATGCGCTGCAGCCGCTTGTCGTAAATCTCCACCGCGACGTGCGTCTGCTTGTGGCCGTTCTCGATCATCCAGCCGTGCGGCGCCTTGGCGTGGTTCCAGCTGACGTGGTAGACGGCCTTGGTGTAGGCGTCGTCGCGCGCGGCGCGCTGGCTGTGGTCGTCGCTGAAGGCGTGGTAGATGCTCGACTTCAGCAGCCCGCCCGGGTACACCTTGCCGCCCTTGCCGACGTGCTCGCCGGCCACCGGCACGTTTTCCAGGACGCGCTCGTAGTAGACCTTGGCCATGCTGTAGGCCGCCTTGCGGGTGGACTTCACCGCCTCGCGGGCGATGTTGTCCATCCCGGTGAACAGGCTGGACAGGTCGGTGCTGATGTCGAGCATGTCGCCCCTCCGTTCAGGTCGCGCGCTTGGCGAAGTACAGCCGCAGCTCGTTGATGCTGGGCAGCGGCACCACGTCGATGTAGCCCGGGAACTCGTTGACGGTCTCGTTGCCCGCGAGGTCGGTGACCCGCACCGCCACGGCGTAGCGGCCCACCGGCTTGGGCGCCAGCGACAGGCTCCACTTCTTGCTGTTGGTCGGATCGAGCACCACGCCCGCGCCGATGGCGTAGTTCACGCCGGCCACCGTCACCACCATCGCCTCGGTCAGGTCGCCGCCCCAGGTGCCCGCCACGACGATGGGCTGGTTCTCGCGCACGGCGATGGAGTCGATCGTCGGCGCGTCCGGCGGCTCGGTGTCGATCGTGATCGACGCCTCCGCGCTCCACACGCCCAGCTTCTCGCCGTTGCGCACCCGCGCGACGAAGGTAAAGGTCTTGTCGCCGCGATCGCCCTCCTGGTATTGCCAGTTGGTGCCGGTGACGGTGGCCGAGCCCAGGATGACGTAGTACGGAGCACCCGTGATCTCGTCGATCTTCTTGAGCCGGACCTCCACCTCCTCATACGCGTTCAGCGGCGCGCTCAGGCTGCCCTTGATGAGCGGCGTGGAGCTGGTGATGTAGCCGCCCGGCGGGCTCCCGCTGATCTCGGTGATCGTGCAGGTGGTCGTCGGGTTGGGCAGGCCCGTGGTGTTGTTGCACGTCACGTTGGCGAAGTTGTCGGCAAAGTTGCCGGCCATGTCCTGCACCCGCAGCAGCCCCGTCGCGGGCTGGGTGTAGCTGACCTTCACCACGTCCGTCACCACCACCGGGTTGCGCAGCTCCAGGCGGATGTACTTCAGGTTCCCGGAGACGAAGCGACCGTCGATGATGACGTTCGTGCCGTTGACGTTGACCGTGTAGCTGGTCTTGTCGGGCTTGAAGCCGTCCGTCTCCGACAGGTACACCGTGTCGCTGTAGGTGACGCGCACGAGGTTGCCATCGACCGTGGTGCGCACCAGGGAGGGCTTGCCGGTGTCATAGGTGAAGACCAGCGGCTCGCTGGCCTCGCCCGGCACGCCCGATACCTTCTGCCTCACGAGCACCCTGTTGTCGCCCTGCACCCAGGCCGGCGGGGAGGTGGACCAGGGCCCCGCCGCCAGCGTGGCGTACTCGATCGTGGCGCCCACCGAGGCGCCGGTCACGGCCAGCGTCGGGTTGCTGGTGATCTTGTCGTTGTTCAGCTCGCCGGTGTCGGTGGCCAGCGCCACCGAGATCCCCACCGGGATGGGCGGCGCCGCATCCAGCAGCATCGTCGGCACGGCGGTGACGACATCCGGTGACTTGTTGTGGAAGTTCGGCCCGGACGCGTTCCACTTGGCAATGAAGAAGTCCCGCACCAGATTCCACGGCACCACGTTGCCGGGTGGCGTGCGGACGGTGGAATCGTCCGCGAGGTTTGAGGTGCGCGCCGCCCAGTTGACGTGGGTGGACTTGATGCCGCTCCTGAACACGCCCTTGTACATCGTGCCGGGCGAGGTGGCGCGGTCGTAGAGCAGCTGGATCGTCGTGCCGTTGACCGTGACCTCGTAGTCAACGGTCCCGTCCACTTGGTGGTCGTGCTTGTCCGCCGAGAAGTCCGCCTCCTGGCAGCTCGGGCAGATCGGGATCAGCCCCGCGAGGTTGGCCATGTGCTTGAGCTGGCCCGGCTGACCCGGCAGGCCGTCCAGCGACCAGTCATCAAGCCAGATGTCGGGGCCACCCAGCCCGAAGCCCAGCGGCATCAGCGCCGCCGGCAGCCCCACCTCGGTGTCGTTGAAGACCGAGAAGGAGGCGTTGTTGGGGAAGTTGACGAAGTGCGTGAGGATGGTCGTTGGCGCCGCAACCTTCCATTGGGCGTAAGTTGCCCTGAAGGCCTTGCACATCTCCTTCTGCTGCGACACGCGCTCATCCAGCGTCGCCCCGGGCAGCGTGCCCCAGCTGGTCTCGTTGATGTCCACCATCGACAGATACCAGCGAGGGTCGGTGTCGGGCATGCCGACGCCGCCGTCGATGGCCTGCCCCAGCATCTGGAACAGCTTGACGAAGCGATCCCTGACAGCGGGCAGCCAAAGGCACGGGTGCTCGTTCCTCGTCGTGCCCGTGGGCCAGTTGTAGACGCCGGTGCCGAACCCCGCTTCGTAGCCCTCGTTCCCGGGGCGCAAATAGTTCGGCGATCCTTTGCCGCCATTGAAGCCCTTGAAGGTCAGGAAGACCCGCAAGAACTTGCCGTACTGCTTGCACTTGGCGAGGTCGGCCAGGATCTCGGTGAAGACGTAGTTGTCCTTGGTCGGCTCCAGCTCGCGCCACGAGTAGCGCTTCTGGATGCCGATCAGGTTGGGGATGTTGTTGGCCGTGCCGGCGGCGCCGCCGATCTGCTTGAGGGTGTTTTCAAGGCCGCCGTCCGGGAGGCTGCCGCCCCCGAAAAGCAAAACGTAGTGGCCGGGATACCACTTATAGACGGTCCCCGGCGTAGCCATCGGATTTGCCATTGCGGCCTCAACTGGATCAGGTGGAGAACGGGTCGATGATCTCGATGGCCAGCTCGTCGATCACGATCCATTCGGCCGTGCCAACGGTCAGCGAGCCGTGCAGTCGGAACGTGATGGCGCTGGTGGCGATGTTGGGGATCGTGTCGGTGGTGCCCAGGGCCACTTGCGTGGCCACCTGGGCCGATTCGCTGGCCACACCCGCCACCGCGCCCATGCGCCGGATGAGCGTGTTGCTCTCGAAGCGCCAGCGGTGCATGAAGCCGAACGAGCGCGTGGTATCGGTGAGGTCGATGCGCGAGGTATTGACCGTGCCGAACGACGCAAGGAACGGGTCGGCGGACGTGCCGGCCGTGCCGCAGCGCATGCCGAAGCCCATGACCTCGGTGTTCGCGGTCGTGGCGGCGGTGTTGCCCTTGCGGCCCGCGACCCAGATCCTCAGCTGCCCGCCCACCTGGGCGCTGCCGGCCGGCAGCGTGTAGCCGCAGCCGCTGAGGAAGTTCATCGTGGCATTGCCCGGGGCGGCGGTCTGACCGGCCGGCGCGTTCAGGCCGAACACCTGCCACACGCGACCCCGATCGGGGCGCAGGTTCGTGAGCGAGGAAGGCATCTCAGTAGCCCTCCCGGAAGCAGAACTTGGCGCCCGCGAGGGCGCACAGGATCTTCAGCTCGCCGCCGGTGACCATGTGCGGCGCGATGCAGTATTCGCTGCCGGCGGGCACGCAGATGCACTCGTTGGGCACGGGGGTGGCCGTGTCGTCCACCCACATGTCGGTGTTGCTGAAGTTCTGCACGAACCAGCCCTTGCGGCCGGCGCGCGCCGGGGCGAGCGGCTGCGCAACGTTCGCGGCGGTGATGGTCTTGGCCGAGGGGCCCGCCCACGACACCGTGGCCGGCAACGTCAGGGCGGGGCCGGCGCCCAGCTCGGGGATGCGCAGCGGTCCAACGAGGATTGCAGGAATCATGGTGTCGTCAGGCGATGGAGGAAAGGAGGCCCGTGACGCCGTCGTAGGTCAGCGTCCAGGTCGTGCCGGCACCGGTGATCGTCTTGAGGCGGGGCTCGCTATCGACGGTCTCGTAGCCGAAGGTCCAGGTGACGCCGTTGGAGACCATCGTGGCCACCGTGGTGTCGTCGTTGTAGGTGAACGTTGCTGCAGCAACGATGCCGGCCAGGGCGCGCATGTCGGCCGCGTTGACCGTCAGCGAGAACTTCTTGACCCCGCTGGTGAAGTTCACCGGCAGCGCCTCGCTGCCGGCCTGCGGCCTCGTGCGGCTGAAGACGTTGGGAGCCGAGTACACGCCCTCGCCCGTCTCCCAGGTGCCGGTCTCGATGCCGTTGGCGTCCACGGTGGCGATGCGGTACGCCAGCGTGGTGCCCACGGCGAGGCCGGGGACCGACTGCAGCGTGCGGCGCCCCAGGTAGGGCGTCGTCGTGGACAGCGTCATGTCACCGGTGCCGATGCTGGTCGTCGTCTGCGCAACGGCGTCGAAATAGTCGCGTGCCATGTGTTCAGGTTTTCAGGTTGACGACCTTGGCGGTCAGGTTGATGAAGGCGCGCTGCGCGTCGGGCAGGACCGCCTCGATCTCGTGCAGCCGGCCATCGACATCGGCGTGCATGCCGGCGTCGATGCCGTCGCGGTAGCGGATGCGGATGGAGGCGCGCACGATCGACGCCTCGGAGCCGGCCTTGGCCATCTCGATGCCGCTGGGGTAGACCACGCTGCACCACAGGCGGTTGTCGGGCGTGCCGACGTTGATCGGCACCAGCTGCTTGGAGCGCTGGCCGAAGCTGTCCTTCACCGGTTCGTGCCGCAGCAGTTGCACCCGGAACTTGAAGGGCGCGCCGCTCATACGACGTGCCCGTGGACCATGTAGCCCTCCAGCATCACGTCCAGGCCCGGCATGCAGGTCTGCGGCTTGTCGGAGATCGCCCCGGGCGTGTCGTACAGCGACTTGACGTGCAGCAGCACCCAGGTGCGGATGTCCTGCGGCACGTCGGCCTCGGCGGGTCCGAAGCCGGCCGTGTAGCGCACGCGCACGGCGTTGACCTGCGCGCGCGTGTCGGGCCACTCGCGGTCGTGCGCCGGCTCGACGAAGGTGCAGTCCGCGTCCGAGCTGATGTCGGCCGAGTAGTCCTGCGGGTCCAGGTAGCGCTGCACGCCCTGCGGGTCGATGTAGCTGATCCACTGGATCGCGGCGCGCGGGTGGTCGAGCACCAGCAGATCGCCGAACACGTCGGTGGCGTGCTCAAAGGTCGTGGTGATGATCGGCCGGCGCATCCGGGTCTCGGCCATGCGCGTAGCCGCGCCGATGTAGGCCCGGATCAGCTCGTCTTCCAGGTCGTGCTCGACCCGGCAGATCAACTTGGCCGCAGCCAAGCTGACCGGCGCCGCCATGGGCGGCGCGATCACGGAAGTGGACATGCTTGGGGCTACCTCGGAGAGCGGGTCTGCCGGCGCGGCTTGGAGCGCCCGCGCACGGTGGTCGTGAGCGGGTTGAAGCCGTCGCCCGTGGGGGCGCGCGTGTACTCGATCGACGGGTCAGGGCCCGGGTCGGGAGTCGGCTGACCCCCGTACACCGACAACGTGGCCTGGGCACTGGCCTGGGCACTGGCGATGGCCGACAGCGCCACGCGCACGGCCAGCTGCACGGCACTGCTGCCGCACAACGTGGTGCCGCCGCCCGTCAGAGGCGCGGCCAGCTGCCCGGGAACCAGCTCGGCGCTGGCGCCGGCCTGCGTGGACGCCGCGCCGGCCAGGGCCGCCGCGACGCTGAGCGCGCCGTCCGCCGTGACGCCCGTCGCGCTGGTGCCGCCCAGGTTGATGCCAGGGAACACCCCCGGCGTCAGGATCGCGGCGAGCGCCACCGTGGTGGTCGCCCCGTCGCCCGTGAGCGCCACGGGCACCGTCAGCGCCGCCGGGCTGGCTGCGACCGTGGCCGCACCCGCCCCCTGCAGCGCCGCCGCCACCGCCAGCGCGCCCGAGCCGGTGGCATCCGTGGAGCCGGCGCCGTAGACCAGCGTGCTGGTGGACAGCACCAGCGGCGTGACACGGTCCTGCGTGGACACGTCGCCCGACAGTGCCGCGCGCACGGTCAGCGCGGCCGGCGCGGCGCGCGCGTCGGTCCTGCCGCCGCCCGCGAGCCGCGCACCGTCGTCGGTCAGCGCCGCAGCACGCTGCAGCCGCCACCAGTTGTCCACGCCGACGCCCGTGAGGTCGGTGTTGACGAAGGCCTCCACCATGCCGCTGGCGCCGCCGAGCAGCGCGAGGTGCGGCAGCGGCATTGCCCACATGCCGGTCCCCACGCCGCCCGCCCCCTGCACCTGGGTCGTGCCCGTGCCAGCCAGGGTGATGACGGTGCTCAGCGCGGCCGAGCCGCTGGCCTGCGTGCGGGAGCTGCCCGCGAGGGTGCCGCCGCCGCTGCTGGCGCCGCCGAGCAGCGCGAGGTGCGGCAGCGGCATCGGCGGCAGCGCGCCGTAGTTCGTGGTCAGTGCGGCCGGCGCCGTCGAGCTGGCCGTGGTTGCGGAGCTGGCCAGCCCGAGAGCCGTGCCGCCACCCAGGAGGCCCAGGTGCGGCAGCGGCATCGGGCTGCCCACCGGAGTGACAGCAGAAGACCCCTGGGGCGCGCCCAGCGGGGTCGTGCCCAGCGGCGCGGAACCCAGCGTCATGTCAGGTCACCGGCCAGCCGGTCAGGTAGTTGTAGCCGCACACGGCGGCAAAGGTCGTCTTGGCGCGGATGGCGTCGCGGTGCATGCCATCGACGCCCGCGAACTGCGCTTCCAGGTCGCTGAAGGCGGCGGCGTTCTGCTCCACCTTCTGCACCAGGGCGAGCACCGAGATGCCGCGCTTGATGGCCTCGGTCAGCAGCATGGGCGCATCGGCCGACATGCCGCTGCTGCGGTACTTGGCGGCCTGGGCCACCTTGATCGGCCAGGACGCCATCTCGCCGGCCGAGTAGTCGGCGATGACCTGCTGGCGCAGATCCCGGGCGTGGCGCGCCACGCGCGCGCACATCCAGTCCTTGGCGTCGTCCAGGTCGAAGGCGTTGACGATCGCCTGGACGCCCTCCTCCTGGCCGGGGCCGGCGACCCACACGCCGTCCCGCTCCATGAGCAGCAGCCCGGCCTGGGCGATGGCCTCGTGCAGGCCGCCGCCCTTCTCGATGTAGGCGATGGCCATGTCACTGCACTCCCATGAAGATCATCGGCGTCGGCCCGATGCCGGTGGCCACCACCGAGGCGGTGGTGGTCCCGGGCGTCGTGGGCAGCACGAAGCTGCCCAGCGCCTCGTAGCGGCACTCGATGGCGCTGTTGTTGTTGCCCAGGAAGCCCAGCGGCGAGCCGCCCTGCATCGAGGCGCCGGTGCTCGCGTGCCCGGTGAGCACGAGGCCGGTGGTCGAGGCGGTGTAGAGAAAGCCCACGAAGCACCAGCCGCCGGGGACGAACTGCGGCGTGGCCAGCGAGCTGACCTTGAAGCCGGTCGTGTCCACCGCGAAGATGGACGTGCTGCAGCCCGGGAGCATGTCGCCGACGCCGCCGTTGGCGGTGATCGCGTAAAGCGCCATCTGGGCCTGCGCGCCGGTGGCGCCGGCCGTCACCACGTTCACCGCGAGGCTGCCGATGCCCGTGCCCGCGCCGATCTGGAACGGCAGGTAGTGCATGCGCAGGCTCGACGGCGAGCAGTTGGCCGTGGCGAGGCTGCGCGCCGCCGAGGTCATGAAGCGGCCCACGCCGGACGTGTTGTCCACGGTGGGCATGAGCGCCTGCACCGAGCCCGCGTGCGCGCCGCAGACGATCTTGGCGCCGTTGGGCAGCGTGCTGGGCGTCAGCGAGGCGCCCTGCGTGACGTTGGAGCCGTCGTAGATCGCCACCACGCGCTCGCGCTGCAGCGTGGTGCTGTCGATCATCCGGCCCCAGCCGGCCTCCAGCGGCTGCTCGGAGGCGGTCAGGGCGATGTACGGGAACGACTGGTTGCCGGCGCACTGGTAGGGCGTCGGCCAGCCGAGGATGGGGCTGAGCGTCTGGTTGCCGGAACCGCCCGTGCACGTCGCCTTGCCCCAATTTGCATGAGCGGCCATGGGTGACCCTCCGGGCTCAGGCGTAGCCCAGCGCCAGGAACACCTGATCGGCCGCGACCGCGTCGGTGGCCGCCGTGCCGGGGCTCACCGTCAGCGCCAGCGCGATGCCGGTGCTGAAGAACAGGCCGTTGGGAATCGGGATCACCACGCCCGCGCCGGTCGTGCTCGCCGGGATCGGGAAGGTCAGCAGCGGCGTGTCGGTGCCCACGGTGGGCGCGCTGGCCTTGTTGTAGAGCTTCAGGTACGCCACGGCCGAGCCGACGTTCATCGCCGAGATGAAGCCCACCGCGCCGGGCGCGGTCTTCACGGCGTTGGCGTTGGTGCTGGCGGTGGACTTCAGGCCCCAGGGGGTCCAGTTGTCCAGCGCGACGCCATCGGAGCCCACGCTGATCTTGAGGCGCGGCCAATGGGTGCCGCCCACGTCGTCGCTGGCGAAAGTGCTACCCCCGGCACCGGGGTTCGCGGTGAATCCATCGCTCATGGCTGATAACTCCTATTATTTGCGGCATGACTAACCGCAATTCACCGCACAACTTCCAGTCGTTGATTGGTCAAACGTTTGGGGACTGGACCGTCATCGCCGAAGCCGGAAGGCGCTCGGGGAAGCCGCTCTACTTGAGCCCTGTTAGCCGGCGCCCAGCACGGTGAGCCGCTTGACGGAAACGACAGCACCGGCTGCCGCCTGGATTTCAAATGCGATGTAGGCGCAGGTGTTGCCGCCCGGATGGGTCTCGGCGAACGTGAACGTCGAGGTGTCGGCGCGGGGCTGCACGCTCGGAGCCACCAGGATCGAATCCCAGCCATCGGTGGCCAGGGAGTTCTGCGCAACGCACCCGCTGCCGAGCGTGAAAACGGTGGTCCCCGTGGTCTCGGAGTTGGCGATCAGCCACCACAGCGCGCTGCCCGCCGCCGTGGGCGTGATGGCGCGCGACTGGTTGGACAGGCTGTTGCCCTTGAACGACTGCGGGATGGGCGTCGTCGCGTGCGCACCCGTGGCCACGATGTTGTAGATGGCCCAGTTCGCGGCGGTGCCGCTGTCCCATGCCACCGTGACGGCCCGGTTCTCCGCGTTGGGGCTGATGGCGTACCAGCCGAACAGCTGGACGTAGCCGTTGACCTGGACCGATTGGATGGGCACCCACGTCAGCGCCGTGCCGCTGTTGGAGATGGATGCGGTCCCGACCGTGTTCAGCTCGTTGAAGGCAGCCAGGATGACCACCAGATCGCCCGCACCGATCGTCAGTGAGGAGGTGGAGACGCTGGTGAAGGCATTGAAGATGCTGCCTTCGACGTTGGTGTTGCAGACGAGCGTCATTCAGACCTCTTGCGCTATGACCCGGCAGGCGCGCTCAAAGGCGTCCTGGCGGATCTCGATGCCGATGAAGCGGCGACCGGCGCGCAGCGCGGCCACGCCCGCCGCGCAGCGTTCGCCCATGAACGGGTCCAGAACCGTGGCCCAGCCCGGACGGGCCTGCAGCAGCCCCAGCAGCTGCTGCTGCAGCTCGTGCGGCTGGCGTCCGGCGGCGAAACGCTCGCGCAGCCCATCGGGCCCGCACGCGAACCACGTCGGGCTGAATCCCGGCGGCGGGTCCGTGAGCACCGCATCCACACCGGCGAGCGCCGGCACGATCTCGGTGCAATCGCCCAGATACAGGACCGCCGCGCCGATCTCGACGCGGCGCGGCGCCGGCCCGATGCCGGGGCGGCGCGCGCGCGCATAGCGCAGCAGCGCCGCCATGGCGTCGGCCAGCATCAGGTGAACTCGTAGGCGCCGCGATCCCAGGTGCCGTCCTGGCCGCGCAAGGCGCCCAGGGGGTCGGTGTTGTATGGGACCGCCAGCGACGAGTACCCGGCCGGCGTGGGCGCAACCAGCGTGAAGATCAGGTTGGCCTTGTCCGTGAACGGATCGCCGGTGCCGGTCGATGCGTTGGTGCCGCCGGACGCGCCCGAGTTGATGAAGTGGTTGTGCGTCTGCGTCTGGAACAGCCGGCTGCCGATGCCGGTGTCCGGGCAGTTGACGATCATGTTGTTGCGGAACTCGTTGCCCGCACCAAGCACGCCCGACGAACCCAGGATCGAACCGCTACCGCTGGCGGGAGTGATGTCGATGAAGCTGTTGTTGTAGACCTTGACGTTGCTGAACACTTCGCCATTGCCCCACGACCCGATGATGCCGTTGGGGTAGTCCCACGTCGCGCCACCAGCCCTCTTGATCCACACGTTGCCGTAGATGAACAGGCCGCCCGCAGACCCCTGGGAGTCGTAGATGATCCCGCCGGTGCTGTAGACGTAAGTGAAGACGTTGTGCCTGAAGGTGACGTTGTTGGCGCCAGCCCAGATCGACGCGATTTCGCTGTGGATGGCGTTGGACAGGTCGCCGTAGACACCGATGTAGCCGTACTCAAACACCAGATTCGTCGCGCCGTTGTTCGTGCCCGGCGCCAGCAGGAACGGACACAGGCTGATCTGGTCGAGGTAGTAGTAGCTGCAGGTGAAGTTGCTGACGGTGTAGGGCTCGATGTTGCCGATGCGGATGGCGTCGGCGCCGGCCGTCTGGTTGCGCGTGCCGATGATGCTGAAGTGCCGGCAGGTGACGTTCGTGCGACTGCCCGAAGTCGGCATGAACTCCAGGCTGTGGTCGTTGGTCTGCGCGATGCGGAAGCCGAAGCCCGTGGTCCAGCTCCCAGGCCCGCCGCCCTTCGTGCCGTCCCATACCCAGTTGCCGGTGGTGAAGGTGACCTTGGTGAACACCGCCTCGCCGTCGCCGTAGGCGTCGCTCCAGCCGTCGCTCGTGCCGTGCGAGGCGATGGTGGCCTTGCGGATCTGTATCAGCGTGGTGCCCGAGTCGGCCGTGCTGAAGGTGCGCGAGCCGTAGCTGCCGTCCGCGAGCCAGTACGTCAGGCCGCGCGTGGGCGTGGCGGGCAACGCGGCCAGCGCGTGGGTGCCATCGGTGGAGGTGGTCTTCCAGGTGCGCCCGTTGCCGCCGGCCGAGGCCGCCGGGTTGACGTAGCGGTAGTTCGGGTCGTCCGCGCCACCGCTCATCACCGTCAGCGCGGCCGAAGCCAGGGGCGAGAGCGTGAAGCCCGCGCCCGCCAGCACCACCGACCCGCCGCCACCGACGCCGCCGGTGCGGGAGTACCTGGGGACGACCCCGTTGGGCGCGATGCGCGGCACCGACGACACGCCGGTCAGCGTGCGATTGGCGATGGGCATGTCAGACCCCAGCGCCCGACAGCGCGAGCGTGAGCGTCGCGCCCGAGCCAAGCGCCAGGACGTTCCAGTCCCAGTTCTCCCATTGGGCGGCCACCACCAAGCTATCGAACAGGTCGCCGGTCTTGGTGCCCGAGGCCACCGGCAGCACGAAGGTGGCCAGCACCTCCTTGGCGCCAGAGATGTTCCAGGCGCGCAATGCGACGGTGGCCGTGGCCGTACCGCCCGCAACCAGCACCGAGGCGGTGGCCCCGAATTCCGGGAACTTGGTCAGCGTGGCGGGGGCCTTGACGCCGGTCGTGGTGACCTGCTGCGTGTCGAACAGATGCTGCGCCATGGAACAGGCCTCAGTTGCCGATCGTCAGCGTCAGCGCGCCCACGCCGAAGCTCGGGGCGGACTGGCCGTTGAGGATCGCTTGCAGGGCGGTGAGCGGGCCCCACTCCCACGCATTGCCACCGGAGCTGGCGTCGAACCACGCCCAGCCCCAGACGCGCACGGTGCCGGCGGTCCAGTCGGCGCTGGGCGTGGGGAAGGTGATGGCGCCCGCGTTGGAGCTGGAGCCGCCGGTGCCGCTGGACGCGGAGGTGTTGCCCTGGGTGCTGGTGAAGTTGCTCAGGCTGGCGACCACCTGCACGCGGGCATAGCCGCCACCGGAGGGCTCCACCATCGCCGTGCCGGCGTCCAGCGCCGCGTTCTGCTCGGCGAACACCGCCGTGCCATCGGTGATGGTCTCGCCAGCGGCGCCGGGGTACAGCGTGCCCTGCGAGGCCGCCGTGGTGCCGCCCGTGGTGCACTTGTAGAGGTGGTAGCGGGAGTCGTTCGCCAGGATGGCGATCGTGTCGTTGAGCGAGTACGCCGTGGAGCTGGAGCGGCCACCCTTCGTGCACGTCAGCAGCGCGAAGTACATGTTGGCCGGTGCGCCCAGGGATTGGCCACGGCGAAGCGCGTCGGTGACCTTGTTCTGCGCATAGTCGGTGAGAGCGCCCATCGTGGCCTCCTAAAAGTGAAAAGGCCGCCCGAAGGCGGCCTTTGTGGCTTGGTGAAGGCCCGGCTTAGACCGTGACCGGCAGGCTCAGGGGGTGACCCTTGATGACGCTCATGCCGATCTCGATGCCGTTGGTGTGCGTGCCCGTGAAGTCGGCCACCACGCGGCTGTACTTGCGATAGCCGACGTAGCCGATCTTGAACATCGCATCGTCCTCGCTGTTGGAGTCGATGGTCAGGAAGATGCCGTTGGCATCGACCGCCTGATACGGCGCGGCGGTGAACTGGTTCACGTCCAGGTCACGCGTGACCGGATACCACGTCGTGCCGTCGTCGCTGTCCTGCAGCTTGAAGTCGATCTTCACGCTGCCCGAGAGCGTGTCGCCGGTCGTGCCGACTTGCACGCAGTGCAGGATCGAGTCGAAGCCGTGGGAGTCCACGGCAGCGCCGTTCTGGTCGCCCGTGTAAACGGCCGGGCTGAGCGTGGCGACCACCGCCACGTTGGAAAACAGGTCGCGCATGACGATTCCTTGAAAAGCTGTGATGCGAAAAAGCCCGCACTACGGCGGGCTTTTTTCAGTGGATGGTTTAGGCCGAAACCTTCAGCTTGCGGATGGCCTCGGCCTGCTTCACGCCACCACCGACGCGACGACGCGCGCGGTACACCACGAGGCCGTTGTCCGCCTGCGTGATGTAGTCCGCCTGGAAGCCCACGCCCAGGCGATCGACGATCAGGTAGCCCTTCTTGAAGTCGCCGAAGGCGATCGGGTAGGCACCGGCGGCCACGTCGGGCATGTCGGGCATCTCGACGTAGGTCGCGCCCAGGATGGTGTTGGGCGAGGCGGTGGCGATGCCCGGCACCCACAGGTACTGGTTGGTGGTGTCCTTCAGGAGGCGCACCTCGCGCAGCGTGCGGCGGTTGAGCACCCACTGGGCGGTGCGCGCATACGCCGTCTTCAGGTCGTGGTACAGCGTGATCAGGCTGTCGGCCTTGATCTTGTTGGCGTCGCCCGTGACGGTCTCGGCGAGGCCGGCGGTGGTGGCCAGGAAGCCTTCCATCTGGTGCTTGGAGTTGCCCAGGCCGCTGATGACCTCCAGGGACTCCTTCATCGCCATGGCTTCGGAGACCTCGGTGCGCAGATCGCCCAGCAGGTCGAAGCCCGTGTCCTCCAGCATCTGCTGGGAGACGTAATGCTTGGCCGTCATCTCGGGCGTCAGGATCTCGGCCTTGCCGAACCCCGGGTCTTCGGAGTCCGTGCGCGGCTGAACTTCACCGGAGCGCATCGCGGTGACGGTCTTGGTGCGGCGCAGCCACTGGTAGCTGGCCACCGAGATGGTCTTGACCGTGCACATGGCGCGGATCGGGTTCAGCTCGACGATGTCGCGCTGGATGCCGGCCTCGACTTCCGGGGGCGCCAGGAGGTAGCCCGCGCCGCCATCGTCGCCCTTGACCAGGGAGGCCATGTGCTCGCGCACCAGGGCGATGTCCTGCGGGTCACGCGAGCCCTCGCGGGTGCGCATGATGCGGTCGTAGGCCGCCTTCAGCTTGGCGTTGGCGACCTTGGGGTCTTCAGCGCCACCGGCGCCACCCAGGGCACCCCGGTTGACGATGGTGTTGAGCTGGTCCAGCTGCTCCTGCATCGCAGCCTGGGTCTGCTTGGCCAAGGTGAACTGCGAGTTCAGGTTCTCGTAGCGGTCCATGGCGTCCTGGGTCGCCTCGACCTTGGCCACCAGATCCGACACGGCCTTGCCGTCCGCCTTGGCGGCCAGCAGCGCGTCGTTGGCGCTCTTGAAGGTGTTGAACGCTTCCATGCACTCGCGCACGGCGTCTTGCACGACTTGGGTCATGACTTCTTCCTCAGAAATGAAAAAGCCGCCCGGTGGGCGGCTTCGTTGGGTCTCGGGGACGGGGTGGCTACTTGCTCACGAGGGCCAGGATGTGGTCCTTGAGCTTCGCCAGTTCGGTTGCGGCATCAACGGTGTGAGCCGGTTCAGCCTTGGGCGGCGGCGTTTCCTGGGTGTTGGACGGTCCAACAGCGCCAGCGCCTTCCACTTCGGACTGGTTCCGAGCATCGTCGCGAGGCCCGGGGAAGAACACCTTGGCCAGCGCGGTGGCGCGCTTGGCCTCGGTGTGGGAGAAGCCGGCCACGTCGCGCAGCAGGCGTTCAAGTTCGCGCGCCTGATGCGTGTCCTCGGCAGAGGCTTGCGGCATCAGGTCTTGCGGGGTGTTGAGGAACAGCGGCAGCATCGCCGAGCGCGTGTGCAGGGCCTTCTTGTCGCGACCCTTGGCGGCCACGAGCACGTCGGCGAAGCCCGCGTCCACGGCCTTCTGGCCCCGGAACCACGTCTCGCCATCGACCCAGGCCGCGATGTCCTTGCGGTCCTTCTTGGTGCGGGCCTCGTATATGTCGAGCAGCCCGCCTTCCAGCTCATCGAGCAGGTCGGCCTCGGCGCGCAGCGCCTTGGCATTGCCGGCCATCATGGTCCACGGGGCGTGCACCATCACGCTGGCGCCCTCGGCGATGTGCCGCTCGTCGCCGGCCATGAAGATGACGCTGGAGATGGAAGCCGCGAGGCCATCGTTGTAGGTGATGACCTTGGTCTTGCCTTCCAGGGCGACGAGGCTGTTGTAGATGGCCACGCCGTCGAACACGCTGCCGCCGGGCGAGTTGATGCGCACATGCAGCGTCTTCACGTCCAGCGAGGCGATCTCGCGCACGGTCTCCTCGGCGGACACGCCGTCCCAGAAGCCGCCGATGTCGCCGTAGATCATCAGCTCGGCCTCGTCCTCACCCTTGGCCGCAAGCCGCAGATGACCCGGGCCGAGGGCGCGCGGGGCGAGGTTCATCGCTCGCTGCGGCAGGCCGGCGAGGTCAATGCGTTTCTTAGCCATGCGGCTACTCCTTCTGCTCAGGGCCTAGTTCGTCGAGGACTGCCTGGAGCCGTTCTTCAGCCTCGCGGATGCGGGTCTCGTTGCGCCCGGAGAGGACGCGGCCCACGTTCAGAGGCTGCTGCCGGCGATGCGTTGCCGCCGGGTCTGAGGTGTTGCCGCCGCCGGCCGGCTTGGGCCCGCTGGGGGCCGCCGGCTCGGGCACGGGCAAAGAGGCGTCGGTCATGTTCAGGCCGACGCGGTAGGTATCGCCACCCTCGTAGGGGTTGCACTCCTCCATCTCCCTGATCTCGTTGGGTGACAGCGCACCCAAGTTGAACATCGAGTTGTAGAAGCTGGCCCGGTCGGCGGCGGCGCCGCGCATCAGCGCGTTGGGCAGGAACTTGACGTAGTAGCCGTCCTTGGCTTCCTGCTCGGTGAGCAGGCTCACGTCCGCCGACTGCTCGATGCGCTCGTACCAAGGCATCAAGGTGTGGATGACGTGCGCCTGAAAAAACTGCTCAGCGCTGGCGAAGGTGCTGGTCTTGTCGGTGAATCCCACCATCTGCGGAAACACGCGCCAAGCACGGCACACCTCCTCCACTTGGTACTTGCGGGTTTCCAGGTGCTGGCTGTCCACGCCGGACATGGCCGTGGGGAAGAACTTCGCGCCGCGATCGAGCACGAACGGCTTGTGGCGGTTCGCGCCCGTCATGGAGGCGTCGATCCAGTCGCGGATCTTGCGGTACTGGTCGGTGTTGAGCGTCGAGTCGATGGAGTACACGCCCGAGGTCTGCGCGCCGTTGGCGTGCATCAGGGCGTGGCTTTCCTCGGTGGCGGCGGCAAGGCCGATCGCCTCGCGCGCGAGCTTGATGATCTCCAGCCCCTCCCACCCGGACCACGACAAGCCCTTGATGTGCCACACCGCCGAGGCCGGCAGCACACGCTGCGTGCCGTCAGGCGCCGTGACGCGGTAGGTCAGGTTGTAGTTCGCGTCGCGCTCGACGCACACCTCGTTGGGCAGGAACGGGATGATCTCCCGGACCTGCCCGCGCACGCGGTTGACGAAGGCAACGAAGCGGCCGGCGAGCGCAACGTGCAGCACGATCTGCTCGCGCAGCTCAAAGCTGGTCTGCCACGGGTTCGGCTTGCGGTAGAGGATGCGGTGCAGCGGATGATCGTCCGCCACGTCCGCGCCACGGCCCTTGACCTTGCGCTTGAACACCTTGATCGGCACCTGGGCCACGCCCTCGGCCAGCACGCGCAGGCACGCCAGCACGGCCATGACCTGCATGGCCTTCTCGGGCGTGACGTGCACGCCGCTGAGGGACTTCAGGCCCAGCTCGGTCCAGAACTCCTCGGTGAACGCCTGGGCCGCGCGCACGCGGCGCTTGGCTGCTTTCTTGAGGAAGCTCACTCGGATTCACCCGCGCGCTGGAAGTAGGCGATGGCCATGGCCAGGACGCCGCCGGTGATGAAGCCGGCCGGCAGGTACATCAGGCCCGCGCCGAAGGCGATCGAGCCGGCGCCACAGAGGGCAAGGCACTCGGGCCCGACAGCGCCAGCTGCTGCGGCGATGCGGGACAGCAGCTTGTTCATGAGGTCATTCCCAGAAACTTTGCCCGCCGCTGGCGACGGGGTTAAGGGCCATCAGGGTCGAGGCATCGAAGACCGCCATGAGCGGGTCGATCTTGGCCGTGCCTGACGCTTGCTTGGTGATGAGGATGGCGTTGCCGGACTGCACGATGCGGGCGTTGCCCACGCACCAGTTCATCAACGCGGTGCCGCCGTGCTCCAGCTCCTTGCCGGCGCACTTTCGCTCGGTGGTCTTGATCGCCCCGTTGAGCTTGTAGCCCTGTTGGACGGCGACGATCATTTCCATCGGGATGTCGCGGCCCGGCTTGGTGATCTCGTCCACGATGTCGGCGATGCCCTGGGCATCCACGCCGATGGCGTTGGTCTCGGGCAGCAATCCGGCGTCGCGCACCTTGCACACGATGTCGGCCAGTTGCTCCACGTCCTGGCCCGGCGCCGGCACGATAGTCAACTGGCCGTCCGCCGCGAAGTCCAGCAGCGCGGGCGCGATCTCCTGGCGCCGCTTGAGCACGATCTCGTGCGCCCAGGCGTGCGTCCAGACCAGCCAGTTGCGCGTCTCCTTGCACCGGCCCACGACCGCGAGGCCCAGCAAGTCGTCCAGGCCGCCGCCGTCGATGCCGACCGTGCAGACCTCGGAGCGCTCGATCAGGCGGTCCAGGCTCACCAGCTCGGGGTTGGCGCACTGCTCCCAGTGGTCGGCGCCGGCCCAGCGGTCGCTTCGCAGCGCCAGCCCGATCTCGACGTTCAGGTGCTTGGCCAGGAAGCCGCGCAGCGACTCCTCCTTGAGCTTGGCCTTCTGCAGCTCGCGCTGCAGGAACTCCGCGTCCACCGAGTACCCGAGGTTCGGGTTGACGATGTGGAAGTTCTCGGGGAGCAGGTGCTCGCCCCGCTCGACCATGTCCTCGGGGAACTCGTAGATCACCGGCACGAAGCGCGGATCGTGGATCTTCCCGTCGCGCACGTCGCGTGCGTAGGCCAACTTGTCCTTGAACACGCCGGCCGGCGGCTCGTCACTTTGCGTCGTCAGGTAGATGACGAAGCCTTCGGGGCGCGAAGCAAGGCCGCCGATGGCCTCGCGAAGCATGTTCTCGGCCTGGGCCTGCTTGCCGAACAGCCACAGCTCGTCCACGAGCGTGCCCACCGACTTCTTGCCGCCGACCGTACTGGAGTCGGCCGCAACGACCTTCAGCGTCGCGCCGCTGGTGCGGTGCGTGATGGTCTTGATGTGCGACTGAACCTGGAGCAGGTCATCCAGCTCCTCGTCGTGCTTGCACATGTCGCGCGAAGGCGCATACGCATTGTTGGCCACCTCGATGGTGGGGGCCAGCACGGCGAACTCGGCCGACTGCCGCCAGTTGCGGATCAGCGCCGTCAACATGATTGCGGCCGCAACAGTTGACTTGCTATTCTTTTTTGGGACTTGACAATAGAATTCTGTAATAAGCCTGCGGCCGGTGTTGCGGTCGTAGGAGCCGAAGATGCAGGCGGCGAGATCGAACACCCACTGCGCACAGCTCTCGCCGATGGTCGGGCTGCCGGGAGCATCCACGATGCGCAGCTCGCGCATCACAGCCAAGCCCGCTTCCGCCTCGTCGGGGAACAGCGGGGGCGGGATGATCGACCGCCCCTCCTTCAGCCGCTCTCGCCAATCGAGGCAGGCCGTGGAGGGCGGGAACTCCACGCGTCAGCCCGTCAGGACGATGCCCAGCGCGGACAGCTCGGCCGCGCGCTGCTTGATCTCGGCGTTCAGGTGCTCCAGCACGAACTCCTCGGAGAGCGTGACGGTGATGTTGCCGCACAGGTACGCCTCGACGCTGGCGGCGTCCTTCTTGGAGTGCTCCAGGCTTTGGATGCGGTGAGCAAGCCTGTAGGCCGAGCACAGCTGCTCGACGGTCATTTCGATCATGTCGGGCTCCAGCTCAGTGCTTGCGCGTTGACAGCGGCGGCGGCGCGGACGCGGCGAACTTGCCGGCGCCCACTTCCTGGGCCGCCTGCTGCTTCGCTTCCTTCTTGCCGCCTTCGCCCAGGCGCGTGTGCTCGTAGGGCATGAGCGCCTTGGCCGCGTCCACGCGCACCTTGGCGTCCGTCATCGAGTCGTTCATCACGGCCCGCAGGAAGTCCTTCGGGTCGCTGTAGTTGCCGGTCAGCTCCAGGAGCGTGGGCTCCTTGGGCGGACGGCCGGCGCCTTCACGGGCGCCGCCACTGTTGGGGCGGGGGCCGCCAGAGCGGCCTTTCATTCCAGCCATGGTTGGCTCCTTGCGCGCTCGACTACCTGCCGCCCCGGCGCTTGGCCTCTTGCGCTGACTTGCGCAGATGACACTCTTTGGAGAGGAGAACGCGATTGGCGTCGCCGGCCGCGTCGTCCGTATCGACCCCGCCCTCCCACAAAGGGATGCGGTGATCGACTTCCTCGCCAGCGAGTGGGATCGCGCCGGGAGCTTGGCAAAGCTCGCACTGGCACAGGCCCCGGTCGCGCCGGAAGATCCGCTCACGAATCTTGGCGAGCTTCCACCCGGTGATGCGCACCGTCTTGGTGGTCAGCGGGGCCGGCGCACGCTGCGCCCGCAGCGGCTGCACGCGCGGCTTGATGGCCGTGAGTCGAGTCGCCATAGATGGTTGAGATGGGAGCGGATGGATGGAATCGAACCACCGACCTCTGCCTTAGTTAGGCAGCGCTGCTTCCTGCTGAGCTACATCCGCGTGATGGGGTGCGGGCAGCAAGGTGTGAAACCCGCATCGGCCGCCGCAAGGGCGCCGATCGCCAGCTGTGTGGCTGCCCGCGTGGAAACGAAAAAGCCCGCCGGGCGCTGGGCCGGGCGGGCTTGTGTTCTGGTGGAGAGGCTTGGAGTCGAGCCAAGCTGGCCGAAGCAACCGCTTTACAGGCGGCCCCTGAGCCCTACAGGTCTACCTCTCCGAAGGGGCGCAGACGGCGGGACTTGAACCCGCGACTTAAGCCTGTTCAGGCTCTGGCTCTACCCACTGAGCTACGTCCGCAAGAAAGGGTCGGGACGCTACGTGTTCAACGTGCAGTGGCTGTCAAGGCCAACTGCGCAGCGCCCCGGTAAACGGGTGGGACGGGAGCCGGAATCGAACCGGCGACCTCCTGGACCGTGATGCTTGGTCAAGGGCTCTACCACTGAGCTACGCCATCCACTGGAACGGGAGAAGGGGGCTGGGAATGATCCAGCGACCTCTGCTCATCACCCCCCGTCAGGCGCCTTCGGGGGAAGGAGTGGAGCAGCGCTCTTACCGACTGAGCTACCCCCACACATTGGGTCGGGACTGCTGAGTGGGCTGCAGCCGGATGTTCAGTCCAAGCTGCACAGCAACCCCGTTGGAAATTTTGGTGACACCACTGCCTATGTGTGTCTCCCGTCAAGCGGGCGGCAGTGGCGGTCAGCTTGGCCGGACGCGCCGACCACCAAGCGTGCGCGGATTGTAGGGGGCTGTTGCGTGACCACGCAAACACAGGGAAAGTCAAGAGTTCTGCATCAGGCGTGAGGGACTTCACGGGCAGCGCTTGTCACGCATGAACCGGCCCTCGTGATCGACAACGGCGCTTGTCGCTCACCGGCGCTCCGCAAAGCACTCCACAAAGCCCCGGCGGACTCCACAAACAGGCTCCACAAAGCCCGCCGGCAGGGCCCAGGTGCCGGAAAACACGGGCCGAGACCGAAGATTCAGGGTGAACGTGAGCCGTTGGCTAATGTCTGTTGCGCACGCTTCGCCAAAAATTCCTCCGGGGTCATGTCGCGCTTCGACAGGTTGCATAGCTGGCACGAGCAGCGCATGTTCCCGTAGGTGTGAGAGCCGCCGCGCGTCAGCGGGATGACGTGATCGGCGTGCGGGGCCCTGGGGTGATTCTTGCCGCGCAGCTCGCGCGGCGTCGGGGCTCCACACAGGTAGCAAACCCAGCCATCGCGCTCAAACACCTTGCCGCGATCGACCGGCTGGTAGTCGCAGCCATACCGCATCGCTCGCCCGCGATCACTGGTGCCGCCCCGCAGGGTTTTCTGCCTATTGCTTTCCCTGGTCGAGCACGAACGAGAGCAAAAGCGTTGAGCCTTGAGCTTTGGAGAAAACTCCCGGCCGCACTCAGGGTAGGCACAGAACGCCTTGGCACCAGAACTCTCCAGCTGGTACTGGTGTGCCTTGCGTGGCTTGACTGGCGGGCCGGGCTTGCAGTCGAAGCAATACTGCCTGGGGCGGCCGTTCTTGAGCAAAGGCTTCGGATGGCCGCAACTCCTGGAAAACTGCTTCTTGCAGGCATCGGAGCAGCAGTTCAAGAACATCTTGGTCGGGGTGTAGTCCACCCCGCAGAAGGCGCACGGCTTGACTCGGGCCCTGGGCTTGTGCGGCACATCCGGGTTCTTGCGAGGGCGCCCGGCGCCCAGCCTCTTGCCGCCAGAGTTGGGGCGTGCGCCACCCCACCCCCACCGGCGCGGCTCAGTCAGGATCGTGAAAAAGCCGCCACCAATAAACAGGCGCCTATACTGGCCATCAGCCAT